AACCAATCCAGAGAATGGAAAGTTCTTTGTAGGAACCAAAGGAATTTTCAAGATGGGAGGTGCCAAGAAAGTAAATTATACACATGATGATATTGATCGAACTCATTCTGGTGGTCTTGCTGACAAACTTCATGTTTCGTTGGATGAACTTTCAAAAGTGGGCATCAAGGGGGTTTTACAAGGTGATATAATGTACACGAAAGACGATCTACAAACTAAAACAATTGATGATGAATCGTATATTATATTCCAACCAAACACAATCGTTTACGCAGTTCCACAAAATTCACAACTCGCCTCAAAAGTCAAATCATCTAAAATGGGAATCATCTGGCACACTACTTATAGTGGTGATACGATGGAAGGTATGAAAGCCTCTTTCGGAGTTTCAGATAGTGCATTCAAAGAAACAAAGTCGGTCTGGCAAGCAGATGCATCGTTCACGGATACTTCTGGTTCTTCTACTATGACAAAAAAGGAAACAGAAGAAGTAACGAAAATTCTCAGTCAAGCAGGAAAGAAATTTCATGAGTTAAAGAAAGATGTTCTTGATACAATAGCAAAAGAAGAACGCATTGGAATTTTGATAAAGACATATGCAAACAAAATGATAAGACAAGGACAGAGAATTACAAATCCAAGAAAACATGCAGCCGGAACGATTGCAAGTGCTTATGATAGGTTGAAGCATGATGTAGATAGAGTGAAGACAGATAAAATGAAGAAAGTAAAACAAGAAGAAATGGATAGTCATGTGAAATTTTTGAGAAGTAATTCATCACAGTTAGTTAAGATATTTGAAATGCAAAATCTACTCATCGATGCAAAAATGTTGATTGTTCGTAAATTGGAAAAGATTAAAGGAATGACAAAAACCTTTATTAAAACCGATTCGGGATATGATGTTACTACACCCGAAGGATTTGTTGCAATCGATACCATGAAAGGTAATGCAGTCAAATTGGTTGATAGACTTACTTTTTCACTTAATAATTTCACTGTTGCAAAGAGTTGGGATAAGTAATGGCAAAAGATTTAAAGACAGCAGTATTTTGTTGGGGAAGGTTCAATCCTCCAACGATTGGCCACGGAAAGTTGTTGGATGCACTCATTTCTGTTGCGAAGAGAAAGGGTGGTAGAAATAGTGATACTTTTGTTCTTGTAAGTCATTCGGTAGATCCAGAAAAAAATCCTCTGACAAAGGAACAAAAAGTATTTTATTTGAAAAAAATGTTTCCTAGACAAATGAAATATTATGATGTGGAATTGAACAAGAAGAAATTGTTTCTTCGTCTTATTGCAATTATTTTGAACAAACATTATGAAAGATTAATAATGGTTGTTGGAAGTGATAGAGTTAGAGAGTTTCAAACAGAATTGGATAAGTTCAATGGAGCAACTGGTGATGATGCGCCTCTCAAGGGAGCATCTTATAGTTTTAAGGAAATTGAAGTAGTTAGTGCAGGAGAACGTGATCCAGATGCAGAAGGTGTTTCAGGAATGTCTGCATCTAAGATGAGGGCCGCAGCGGCAGACGGAGATCTAAAATCTTTTAAGGGAGGAGTTCCAAGAGGATTTGGTGCCAAGAATACAAAGAATATGATGAATGATGTTCGTAAAGGAATGGGATTGAAAGCAATTCAATCAGAAGAATCTCTATTGACATTCAAAGAATATCTAAAAGAAGTAAATTCCAAGTATATTGTTTCCAAGAACCCGAGCGACAAGAAATGGTATGCAATGGGTCATGTGGGGAGCAACAAATGGATGCCAGTTTCCAGTGGATTTAAGAACAAAGCACAGGCTCAGAAGTGGGCAAAGAGTCAAGACAAGGTGGACATTGCTGCTCGTGGAGAAATAAGTGGTGCATAAGATGAAAACATTTAAACAATATCTAACAGAAGCAGATAGTGAAGAAGTTCGTGATGCGAAAAAAGTTTTTACTGCATTACAAGGAATGTATCCAAAGATTCCAAAGTTTCAATTGGTGTTTAAAAACTTAAAAGGTAAAGGGAGTGGATATTTAGAAACATCAAAATTAAAAGGTGGTAAAGTCATTTTTGTTGATAAGATGGTTATTGATGATTCGGGAATGAGTTCATTTGAACCTGACTATGCAGTTGTTCATGAGTTTGCCCATGCAATTTTAGCAGTTACCAAAGGAGATTTAGGACACAATAAAAAGCACGCTGATTTAACATATAAACTTGCACAAAAATTTGGTTTAGCATGAAAACGTTTAAACAATTTTGGGAAGGGAAAACCCAACTGTACGGACTTTCAATTAAGGAGTTGTTAGATACCGTTTTGAATTTCAATGGAAAAACTCTCATTTATTTTGATACTGAAACAATGGGACTTACTCCCAAAAAGGATTATCTACAACTTACTGAAATTGCGGCGGTTGCATATGATGGATCAACATTCAAAGAAGTTGATAAGATAGATTACAAGGTTAATCTATTGCAAGTTACAAAGGATGTTTTAAAACCAGGCACACCAGAACGAGAAAATTGGGATTCACACGTAAAACCAAAAGACAAATTAAAGACACCACAAGAAGTGTTGAAGATGACTCGTTATGGTGCAAAAACAGCCAGATTCATAAAAGAAGTTCATGCAATAAATGTATTTTTTAAATTTATAAACAAGTTTAAAAATCCTGTCTTGATTGCACATAATGCACCATTTGATTTGAAGTATCTTGGTGTTCGTGCAAAGATGTATGGTATCAAGATGAAGACATACAAGACATTGGATACACTTGAATTGAACAAAATGTATTTTATTCCGTTACTCAAATCAGTGGGAGGTAGTGACGAATTGGATTTGATTCTGAAATCATTATCCACTTATACAACAACAGGGAAACGAAAAGTTTCATCTACTTTAGGGAACTTGAGTACGGCAATGAAGATAGATGTTAAAGGTTGGCACAATGCTCTTGCAGATGTAGATATGTTAATGAAGGTTCTTGCCAAGATGGTTGAAACGTTTAAAAAATATCAAGATGTGGACATAAGTGACTTGCATCGTAAAGAAGTATTAAGGGTTGCGAAAAGTCAACATAAAAGAAAACACACTCCAAAGAAAAAGAAAAAATGAAAGACAATATAAAGGAAGATATGGAATATACTACTGAAGATATGGAAGAAATAAATTCTTTAATAGAAGAAATAGACATGTTGTGTAAAGATGATTCTATATCCCCTTTACGAGAAGATCAAATGTGTGAGTTTTTATTACTCAAAGGAGCTGTTAGAGAAGGAAAAATAGAAGAGTTAAGAGTTCAGGCAGAGGCGAGTAAAATACCAAGTAAAGGTCTTTCTCCTGCACAACGAAGAAAAATGGCTATCCGAATGAGAATCCAAGCGAAAAAGCCGGGATTTATTATGAAGAGATTACGTGCAATGAAACGTGCAGCAACCAAAGCAGTAATTGCAGTACGTGCTCGTAAAGCTGCAATCAAAATGGTTGTTAAAAAATTCTTCCCCAAACTCCGAACAAAGAAAAAATCAGAACTCAGTTATTCAGAACGTGGAAAGATTTCACAGATAGTTAAAAAGAAATCAAAAATAATTGATCGATTTGCAAAAAAACTTCTTATCACAACACGTAAAAAGGATGTAGAACGTAGAAAGGCAATGGCCGGAAGAAAAGACAAAAAGGGAGTAAAGGGCGAATCATAAACAACTAAAAAATAAAAACGAGGAAAAAGAAAATGTGTAACAACGAAAACTGTAAATGCGAAAACTGTAATTGTGAATCATGTGAGTGTTCTGAAGAATCCCCATGTGGTTGCGAATAGAAAGGTAAAAGTGGCTGAATATATTAACGAAGAACCCTGTGAATTTATCTACCATATAACAGCATTAGAAAAGATCATCGATGGTGATACAATTGATGCAGTAATAGACTTAGGTTTTGATGTAAGGTTTTGTGGGCGAATCCGTTTGCTCGGAATCGATACACCAGAATCCAGAACAAGACACAAGAACGAAAAAATCTACGGTAAGTTATCCAAGGCCGCATTAACATCGTGGTTACATTGGGCAATTATAGATGACAGAGATGATATTGAAATTCAAGTCCGTTGTCCAGAAGCAGATTCAAGAGGCAAGTTCGGTAGAATTCTTGGAGAAATTTGGATTAACTGTACAGAAGACGGACATGAGTTCGGTGGATGGACAAATATAAACAAGTGGATGTGTGAGAATGGTTTTGCAGTTGGTTATACTGGTCAAAACAAAGATGATGTTAAAGATGAACATTGGAAGAATCGTTTACTTCTAGAAGAACAGGGAGTTCATGAACTATTACAATGGGATGAAGATTAATGGCATACTCAGATAAAGTTTTGGAGCATTATGAGCAACCGCACAATGTTGGTAGTTTGGATAGTGGGAGCAAGTCTGTCGGTACTGGTCTTGTGGGTGCTCCAGAATGTGGTGATGTAATGAAATTACAGATTCAAGTAGACAATGAAAATAAGATTATTGACGCCAAGTTTAAAACATTTGGGTGTGGTAGTGCTATAGCTTCAAGTTCTCTTGCAAC